GGTGCAGCCGGAAGTTCACGTTCGTCAGCGTGATGCCCGCTTGAATCGGTCGGTCGAGGCTCACGAGGTAGTGGTTGTCGTAAGGCGAAGGCGACACACCCGCCGTCTTCAGCCAGAACTCGCGGCACTGACGACGATGCCAGACGTTATTCGAGTCCACGAACTCGATGTGGTAGATCCCGTCCCACGTACCGTCCGTCGCAGGGTTCAGCGTTCCGGACGGCCCGAACGACAGCACCAGCGTGTCGCTCGTCGTAGAGACTCCACGCCCAAAGTCCGTCTGCGTGTAGTCCTTGTTGACCACGACGTAGTCAGTGTCGGGGATGACCGCACCAGGCACATCAGACGCGATGCGCTGGAGCGCGAGGTTCAGCACGTCGTCTAGTTCAGACGAGAAGTTCTTGGTCGTGTCTGCGTTCCACGCTCGGATGGTGAGGAGCCTGTCGCGCCAGTCCTTCTTGTTCATGCTCACCTCCTAGCACGAAGCCGGTGACTAGGGAGTGTACCCCAGCCACCGGCCCGTGTCGCACAGCGCGGTGATTACGGCTTGATGTAAGCCGAACCAGCCGTGGTGCCCGCCGCGAGAGCGACGGAGTTGAACGCCACGAGGTCGTTCGTGCCGATCGTGCCGGCATCGAACTCACCAGCCGCAACGCACTTCAGCGAGCTGTTCGCCGCCACGCCAGCCGCGATGCCGAGCACGCGACCGTAGCCGCTCGCCAGCACGAAGCCGTAGTAGCCGTCGAGGAACAGGCTCGACACGCCAGCGTTGGTGTAGGTCTGCGCGACACCGACGAAGCGGGCGAAGGACGCCGCCGTCGTGCTGACAGCCACATCCCACGTCGCGCTGCCGTCCTTGATCATCGTGCCCTGACCGACCTTGAGGTCCGCACCCGCGCCATTCTTGACGTAGGTGTAGATCTTGGTGCCGGTCGAGTCCTTGACGGCGACCTTGTAGCCCAGCTTGTAGTTCGCGGTGCTGCTGATGGCAGACACCGCATCAGCGGTAAACTCGGGAAGCATGATTGAATCCTCCGTGGATCAGGAAGCGCCGCCGGCAATGCAGCCGTGGGCGGGGAACTTGGTGAGGACCATCTGGTGGTGCAGCTCGACCTTGGCGGTCACCGCATCCTGCTGCGCGATCTGGTCGGTGAAGTCCGAGATCGTCATCTTCTGGATGTGGATCAGCTCGAGGAAGTCGGTGTTGATCATGTAGACCACACCGGTACGCGGGTCGAACTCGCTGCCAGTCGGCGCCACGAAGTCAGTCGTGAGGTCGATGAGGTTCGACGCGTACACGCCGCCGACACCGATCACGTCCTGAATGAGGTTCGACTTGTCCGTGTTCTCGGGCAGAGCCGTGAGACGCACGAGGTCGAGCTTCGCGTTCTGGTAGTTGCCGAAGGTGTCGTCGTCCATCACGATGATGTCCGGGCCACCGTTGGGCTTGCCAGAGTACTGCGCGCACTGACGGTACAGCTTGCGGATCTTGCTGATGCCGTCCGTGGCGAACGCCGTGATCTGCTGCGCCTGGTTGAAGTGGTAGTTCGCAGCCGACTTCACCACGTTCTGCACAGTCTGCGTCTGGTTCGCGGGAGCCGCGAAGTCGAGCAGACCGTTCGTCACGCCCGTACCGACACCAGCCGTGAACTGACCGTTGAAGGTCGTGAAGCCCGCAAGCTCCGCGCTGTCGATCGCGATGCCAGCCGAGCCACCCGTGAGAAGGTACTTCTCGTAGTCGGTGGTGAAGCCGTCCATCGTCACCTTGGGGTAGGTGTCGATGAGCTTGATGGCGCCGAGACGGCCCTTGTTCTGCATCAGCTCCTTCTTCGGGATGTTGATGGGCAGAACCACGCGGTGGAACTCCACCTGGTACTTCTGGCTCTTCTTGTACCGGGTCATGTCCAGCGTCTCGTCGCCGTTGAAGATGCCGGTGCCGCGGGCGGGCGAGCCGGACATGATCGGGCGCTCGATGAGCGTGCCGCCGTCAGCGGAGATGCGGCCCTTCTTCTCGAGGGCACGGAAGGTGGGGACGTTCTGGTAGAACGCGCTGACCATCGGACCCTTGAGGTCCGCGAGGGTCGTGTTCAGAAGTTCGATAGAAACCGACATGAGCGTAGGCTCCTGTGGAGAGAGGAAGAGGAGAAAGACTGCTTGCTCGCCTTCCCATCCAGAGGAGCCTACCGTGCTTGCGCCTACGATGCTTCCGGTGGGGGCTGCACCAACCGTAAGCAGTAGACGGACATTCTGTCAAGCATCGGACAGAATGTCACTCGTCGTCAACGTCGCCCATCGCCTGCGCACGTAGCGACCGGATGGCATCGTCATACGACGTGAACTCTCGCGAAGACTGCGTCGTGGACGGATTCGGGCGCGTACCCGGTGCGGTCGTGGCTCGCACACTAGGCGGCGGCTCGATCTTGCGAGGACCAGGCGCCTGCACCGGAGGAGGCATGATCGCTCGCGTCATCTTCGCGGCGTTGTCGCTATCGAAGCCCGACTCGATCAGCTTCAGGAAGTGCGAGAATGCACCGCTCTCTACGCCGTTCTCATCGACCGAGTAGTCGTTGTAGATGTCGGGGTAGTCGGCCTTGAACTTGTTGTCGAAGTACTCGGCTTCCTTCGCTGCGACTTGCTCCTCGTAGGTGACGAGGCGGGTCTTCCACTCGTCGCGCTCACGCTCAAGGGCAGAGAGCGTGCCGTCCTTCTCGGAGAGCGCCTTGGTGAGGCTTTCGATCTTGGCGTTCAGTTCGCTCGACGTGTCGTCCGAACCAAGGAGACGCTCGACCCACGCGCTGTGGTCCTTCGCGTCGGTGACGCTCTTCTCGAGCGCGGCCTTCTCCTGCTGCCAAGACTGCTGCCCGCGCTTGAACTCTTCGAACTTCGTCTGGTAGCCACGCTGCCAGTTGCCGTACTTCGACTTGAGTCCACCCTCTACGGACGAACGAATGTTCTCTGGAAGGCTCGCCCACCACGGCTGCGACTTGAGACTCTCAAGCTCACCGTTCCACGCAGAGGCGGCATCCTCGCCACCTGTCGTCGTAGATGCGGCAGGAGAAGCGTCACCGCTCCCGACTACAGATGGCGAGGACGCATCCTGCTCACCCGTATCCTGCACGACCTCACTCGTGTTCGTTTCCATGCTTCTCCTCGTACTGGTGGTGTGGGCGGTGTCAGTCCCGCCCGTTCGTGAACACTACATGCCCATCCGCATGCGGTACGCCTGGGCCTTGCCTTCGTCCTCCATGCCCTCGTCAGCCATGTCAGACATCTCGGCTTCCTTCTTCATCTTCATCATCTTCGCGCCGACAGAAGGCATCGCCTCCTCCTCGGTGGGCTCCTCACCCATCCCGCTCTTCGGCGGCATCTCGGCCTTGACCATCACCACGCGAACGATCTCCGGATCCTTCAGCATGGACGCGAGCTCCTCGGGCGAACGGCCCTTCGTCTCGTCGGTCATCTGCGCGGCGACGAACAGCGTCTTCGCGTCGATGTTGAGGTTGAGCGACTTGATCGCATCCTCGATGGGCTTGAGCTTCCCCTCGGCCTGGGCCTTGTCGACCGTAGCCGTGAAGATCTCACGAAGCTTCATGGTCATGCCGTCGTCTTCTTCTTCGTACTTCACTGTGACCTCCCAAAGTGTCGCCCGCTGATCGGGTCATAGCCGTTCTTGCGCTCACGAACGATCTCGGCCCACTGCTGGCTGTCGATCCCTCGGGCACGTCGCGCCTCCCATGCCCGATGCTTGTGGAAGTCTGCACGCTCGTGCCTATCCGAGTTGCTGACCTCAACGATCTTCTGACCCGTGTTGCGCTCGACCACAGCCTTGTAGGCGTTCCAGTCCTCGCGCGTCTCGTAGGTCACGCCGTCATGCGTGAGCGGCTTCCACATACCGACCGTGGTAGCGACCGATGCGCCCTTCGGATACCACCCGTTCTTGCGGGCCTTGCCGCACTCGGGGCAGGGCGGCGGTCCCTCGGAGCGTCGGTACAGAACTCCGATCTCCCAGTGGCCGTCCTCGCAGTTCAGGTCGAACGTGATGAAGCTCATACCATTGCCTCTTCGCTGGTGATGGGTGCAGCCGCCTGGTCAGCGACAGCCTGCTGCTGCGGCGGCATCTGCGCAGCCGGCTCTGCGATCCCCTGCGCCTGAAGAAGTGCAGCAGCATCCTGCGGTGTGGCCGCGGGAGCCGGTGCTGACGACGGAGCGGGACCAGCACCAGCCGGAGCCGGCGCGGCGCCTTCCTTCTTGAGCAGACGCGGGGAGAGTTGAAACACCTCGAGGAACTGCTTGGTGACCTCGACCGTGTCGATGAACGGGTTGTTGAGCAGGAACTCCATCGCAGCCTTGAACTGCTCTTGCAGCACGGCCCGGTTGCTCTCCATCGGGGAGTACGGCACCACCTTGAACTTCACGCGCACGCCCTCGAGCGTGGACGGGTGAATGGGCTCGGCGTCCGAGTACCCGGTGAACTCCACGATCTTCTCTTCCTGCATGAACTTGCTGGCGAGGAAGGCGATCTTCTCTGCAACCTCGACCGTCACTGTGTCGATCTTGCGCTGGCGAGCAGACAGACGGTTGCGGAGCTGACCCTCGATGAGCGCGAGTTCAGTCGCGGTGCGGGCCCCGGTGACCTGACCACGCTGCGCATCCGCGAGGGCGCTGACGGTGGCGATGCTCTTCTCAAGCGAAGCCGCCATCTCAAAGAGCGCACCAGGCGGCTGCGGCATCGGGTACGGGTAGAAGCTGTTCTGAAGCGGCTGTCCGTTCGTGGTGCGGATGCCAATCATCGAGCCGACCGGGGCTTCCTGCGCGAGGGCCACATCCTCGCTCTGCAGCGCGGTGCTGTCATACGCCGTCTTCGGGATGGACAGACGGGCGATGTTCAGCAGGTAGGTCCGGATGTGGTTCAACTCCTCTTGGTTGTCGCTGATCAGAGCGATGTCCGAGAGGCCGCGGCAGTCCTGCCCGTTGTTGTTGAGCGAGATGATGCTGTACGGGCAGTACAGCAGCGCATCCTCCATGAGCGGCTCCTCATGGTCGGGATGCATGTGGACGACCCGGTTGCTCTCGATGTCGTACACCTCGTACACGACGATCCAGTTCTGCCAGTTCTTGAGCTGCTCACGAGAGACAGCCGTGCCGAGATCGTAGTTCAACCAGCGGGGGTAGGTGTCGCCCTGCAGGCTGTTCGCCCACGGCTTGTACATCCCCTGTGCGATGCGGTCCTTGAGGTCGTCCTCGCTGATGACCGTCGCCTCGATCCAGTAGCGGATGTCGGACGGACGCCGAGCGGTGAGGTCGAAGAAGACCGCACGCATGTCGCAAGCCCGCACCAGCGGAAGATCCTGCTGCTTGTCCCACACAGTCTTCAGAACGCCTCGACCGTAGAGCACGGCATCCTGCAGCGCGAGGACGAGTTCGCTGTAGTAGTCGCTTGAGTCCAGCGACAGGTTGACCACGCCCTCCATGCCGCGCAGGGCATCACCGGGCGACGGGCCACGGGAGAGCGCCGTTACCTGCGGGTTGCGCGGGATCAACGAGGAGAGCGCCGTCTCCACGATCGCGAACGTGAGGTTGATCGAGGTGACGATCAGTTCGCTCTCGGTGGGACCAGCAGCCTCACGGTCGGTGTAGAACTTCCCCTGATAGAACCGCAGCAGGCGATCGAACGCCAACTTCTCACTGCTCTTGAACGACTCCACATGACGGTGGATCGTGGGGAGGTACTCGTTGAGCTTCATGGGTGGATCCCCAATGTCTTACGACGGCGAGGCTTGAAGAGTCTGTCCAGCGTCTCCACCGAGATGGCAGAGGTCTGACCGGGCTTTAGCGCATGCGGACGGCTACTGCCCGCAGGACGCAGACCATATCCCCGCTGCCTAAACATAGCCGCTGCGATCATTACGGTGATGGCCCGGTCGAAGTGGTGCCGTCCATGCTCACCCTTGCCGCGCTTCCGGCTTTGACCATCCCACTGCAAGAGTTGATGGATGGTCGCCTTCGTCTTCATGTGGATGTCGTTCTGCCGCAGTTGCTCGACCAGCGTCACGATCGCCGCGCTCTTACCGGTCGCGGTCATGTAGAAGCCGGGGTGAGCCGAGTTCGTGTGGTAGAGCTTCGGGCACCGTGCAGACATCAGCGCCTGAACGCATGCCGGCGCGTTGCTCTCCACCACCACGTCGCAGTCCCACGCAGCCTGGATCGCCATGATGCGCCCAGCGAGACGGCCCGGATCCTCACGACCGGACCATGACATCACCTCGGTGCGGTCCCATGCATTCCAGAGCGTGATGGCGCTCGGGTCGCCGTCGCTACCGTAGCCGGCAGGGTCGCACGTCAGCAGGTACGGGACGCCTGACTCTCGCTCTTCGAAGTAGTGCTCGCGCCCGTCCACGGTGGCGACTGCTTCCGTCAGCATCGGCAACAGAGCATCGGACGGCAGGACGTTCCCGCTCTCCGTCGTCCATCCGTCATACGGACCATACGGGTACTTGTGCCGGAACTTGTTCTCGTCACCGATGAACTCGGTATCGAGTCGGGCACGCCTGAACGCGAGGTGAGGGTAGGTGATCCCCTCGAGCTCCTCCATGATCCGCAACTCCGTCTGGTCAGGGACGAAGGTCGGATCGTGGATCGTACAGGTGTCGTCCAGCCACCACTTCAGGAAGACCGGGTGGAACTGACTCGACCCCTCGAGCGCCTTGAGCCACATCGTGTGCGAGGTCGTGCCCTGCCTACCAGGAGTAGACTCCATCACGACGCGGGCGTTCTGCCTCTTCGCGACGGACGGGAAGAAGTGCGCGTTGAAGTTGTCCTGATCGTTGAACTCGTCGTACTCGGTGACGACGACACGGTCGGGGCTGTTGCCGATAGCCGGCGTGCCGGTGGCCGCGGTGATGGCCTTGATGCGCCCACCGTGGACGAACTCCATCTCGCGCTTGGCAGGGTCACGACCAGAGCGGGTGGGGATCTTGATCGCATCCGGTAGGTAGTCGTATGCGTAGCGAGCGCGTCCCCACGCAGTCTCTGCCGTGTCGTACTTTTCTGCGATCAGCACGCCCTGCACGCCGGGGCTGTACATGCACTGACCAAGAAGGTCGAGGATCATCAGCGTGGTGATCTTCGCCTGACGGTACTTCTTGATCATCACCCAGCGATGGTTGATGCAGGCGTCGAGAACCTGCTGCTGCGTCGGTGTGATGTTGAGCGAGCCGATGCTCTCGTCTTCACGGACGATGCGGCAGATGCTGACGAACCTGTCTCGCTGCATCGCCGCTTTGATGGCGGCGGCATCCAGCGGT